TCATGCCGCCACCTCGCTATCGCCCGCCAGCATTTCCCGCGCCAGCCCCGCGAGCCCATCGATACGCAGCCGGACGTTCAGGCCTTCCGTACCAATGTCGATCCGCTCGACCAGAAGTCCGACAATGCGGGCCTGCTCGGCCGGAAAAAGTTCGTCCCACAGTGGATCCAGCTGGGTCAGTGCCTCGCGAGCATCGGCCTCGGTGATGTCGGCGGCGTGAGCGCGGGCGGCCTTCCATGTCCCTGCCACGATCTCTGGCTGGCGGAGCACGGCGCGGAGTTGGTCTATCACGGCGGCCTCGATCTCACCCGCAGGCACGCGGCCGACCGGGCACGCCCCAGCGCCATGCTTCAGCACCGTCTGGCTCACATAGTAACGGTAGAGCCTATCGCCCTTGCGGGTGTGCGTTGGCGAGAACGCTGCGCTGTCTGGCCCGAACAACAGCCCCTTCAGCAGCGCGGGCGTTTCGGCGCGTGTGCGGGCTGCACGCTTGCGCGGGCTCTCCTGCAGGATCGCATGGACACGGTCCCACGTCTGGCGGTCGATGATGGCGTCGTGCTCGCCGGGATAGCTGTCGCCCTTGTGGACCGCCTCGCCGATGTAGGCGCGGTTGCTGAGCATGCGGTAGATGTATTTCTTGTCGATCCGGTTGCCGCGCGGCGTCCGGATTCCGCGCGTGCCAACCTCCCGCGCCAGTTCCGTGCAGGACCCGATCTCGAGGAAGCGCGCGAAGATCCAGCGCACATGCGCAGCGGTTTCTTCGTCGACCACCAGCTTCCGGTTCTCGACGCGGTAACCGTATGGTGGCACCCCGCCCATCCACATGCCCTTCTTCCGGCTGGCGGCGACCTTGTCGCGGATCCGCTCGGCCGTCACCTCGCGCTCGAACTGTGCGAAGGACAGCAGGATGTTCAGCGTCAGCCGCCCCATGGAGGTGGTGGTGTTGAACGACTGCGTGACCGAGACGAACGTCACACTGTTCCGGTCGAACACCTCGACCAGCTTGGCGAAATCCGCCAGCGAGCGGCTGAGGCGGTCGATCTTGTAGACCACCACAACATCGACCAGCCCGTCCTCGATATCCTCCAGCAGCCGCTTCAGGCCGGGCCGTTCCAGCGTGCCGCCGGAAATCCCGCCGTCGTCATACTGATCGCGGACTAGCACCCAGCCCTCAGACCGCTGGCTGGCGATGTAAGCCTCGCAGGCCTCGCGCTGGGCGTGGAGCGAGTTGAACTCCTGCTCCAGCCCTTCCTCGGAGGATTTGCGGGTGTAGACGGCACACCGCAGCTTGCGGACAACCTTCGATTTTTCGGGGGGATTGGTCATGTCCGCCCCCTGTGGTTCTTGAGGCCGAAGAAGGTCCATCCGTTCCAGCGGGTGCCGGTGATGGCGCGCGCAATAGCCGACAGCGACTTGTAGGGTCGCCCCTGCCACTCGAAGCCATCGGCGGTGACGGTGACGATCTGCTCGACGCCCTGCCATTCGCGCAGCAGCCGCGTGCCGGTGATCGGGCGTTCGCGATCGGCGCGGATGCTGCGCTTCTTGCTGTCGCCGCCGTCCAGTTCCTCGCCCAGCCGCTCAAGGCGCCGGATCGTCTCCGGCTTCAGCCCGCCATAGGCGAGTTCCTGGATGCGATAAGCGATGCGGCTTTCGAGATAGCGGCGGTTGAACGGCGGCGGCTCGCTGTCGAACAGGTCGCGCCACTGTTGCTTCAGGTCGGGCGTCGGCGTGGTCTTCAACGCGGCCAAGCGCGCGGGGATGGGATCGGGCTTGTTCATGCATTTCTCCGGTGAGTTGGAGTTGCATGACGGCATTGGTCGGGCGGATAGTGTAGGCAACGTTCTCCAGTATTGTCAGATACTTCGTCCCCATCGCGCATCCGCAGCCGAACCAGCCCTAGCGCCAGCAGGCCGCACAGTTCAGCGCGGCGTTCGGCGGCGGTCATCTGGTCGGGAGGTAGCGGATTGGGGCGGTTCATGTCTCGGTGGCCGTGTTTGATGGTGTGCTACCGATCAAAAGCCACCCAGCCGTCCGGGGTGAGACATCTCAGCGGAACGGGATGCGGAAATGCGAACAGGGAGAGAACATCAGGGCTTGCCGATCACGGATTTGTCCACGATTATCGCAGGTTGAATCAATCGAGAGCAGTAGTTCATTGAGGTGAGTTCATGGCGCGCAAAGCATCCCCGATCGGTCCGCATGTTCTGGCGCTGATCGAGGATGCGCGCGTCGACCTCGCCCGAGCTGCCCTTGCCGTGCGCGAGGGCGACAATGAGCCGGAATTCAAGCTGCCTGAGGACGTTCCGGACCTCGCCGACGAAGAAGCGGTCGAGGCGTTTCGGCAAGCACTTGTCGAGACGCTGTCGGATTTCGACCGCGATGACCTGCGACCTGCGGAGCAGCGATCACGAAGGATCCGGGCCCTCGCTGAGAAAAAGGGCGTCACCTCGCTCACCACCATTGTCGAGCAACAACTCGATGAGACACGGTCGCAGGAGTTTCACCGGCAGCCAGATGAGCTCTGCAGAAGCATCTGGGCATATCTCCATGAACGAGAAACCTTCGAGGATGCGGAGAGCTTTCACTTCGCCCGACAGTTCCGCGATCACGGCAAGCTCTACGACGCCTTCGAGGTCGAACTGGAGAACCAGGTAGCCCTCGACGCGGCGGCCATCGACGAAAAGGCGCTGGCGTCCAAGATCAAGGGCATGCTCGAGCTGAAGCCCGAGATATCCTGCACGGTCAAAGCGCTCGATCTGCCTGCCACCGATACGCACCCTGCGTCCATCATGCTGATCGTCCGGCACGGTGGCCCGCTTTCGAGCGTCTACGATCACCGGCAAGACGGACGGCGGGGAACCATCTACTACCGCCCGCCGAACGAGGCGACGTTGATCTACACGCCCTCGATGCGGCAGATCGAGGTCTGCGCGGACAGCCCCGTGGTGCGCCAGACGGTCAGCGACTCCTTCGCCGAAGTTGCGCTCGGTCACGACATCTCCCAGAAGCCGCTGACCTGGAAGCGTTATAATCTTTCGCGCTTCCGCTCTTCGCTTCTCCTGCAGCCCCCTGAGATCGAAGGGTACGCGTTCGAGTTCGCGCGCGTCATCGAAGCCGAGATCCGGCTGGGAACCTGGCGCCGCAAGCTTCAGCTCAAGGTGACGGTCGACGATGATATCCAGGAGGTTGCCGACCGGTATCTCGGGGCGCGGAACATCTTTCGGCGCGCCGAAGCGTTCAGCCGGATCACCATCGCGGTGGCCTACAACCTGATCGGCGATGAGAAGCAGCGGACGCTAAATATCACGATTGCGGGCACGAAGAGCTGCAACCTGCAGAGCAAGCCCGATCCGGAAGAACGCAGCCTCGGCTTCGCGCTGCTCAAGGAATGGGGAATCCTGAGCGCGTTCAGGCAAATCGCGCATGATGACCTTCGCGCGATATTTCCCCAGCTTGTTCAACTCCACGATCGCATCGAGGACGAGGTCAGCGGAAGTTATCTGCTGGAACTCGGGCTTGAACCGAAGCGTCTCATCGAAGGCGGCCTGCTCGAGCGCCGCGACCGTCAGGACGTGGTTCTCATCGAGGACGACGACGTCGACGGTGAAGGCGCCGTCAAGCCGTCGGCGACCGAAGGCATGATCCACGCTGTCGGTCCTTTCGGCGAAGATGTCGGCAAGCGCCCCGCGTCGGATGTCGAGATGTTCGCGGTCAACGCTCAGTGGCTTCACGAGACGCTCATGCGCCTGATGAAGCCGCTGCTGAGCAAGCGGGCGGCGCAGATCCTGGACCCGGACCTGACCCTCGTCGGCGCGATCCAGATCGATGAGGCAGATGTGCCCGTCTATTTCGCCCGACGGCTCAATGATCCGAAAGCGGCGCAGAGACTGGATCTGATGTTGCGCGCGCGGGGCACCGCTGGGGTTGGCATCGTCTTCGCTGCGAGCGAGGAGATGCCGTCACATCTTGGGCCTAACGTCGTCATGCCGCTGCTGTCCCATCTCGCATCGGCGGACGAGAAAATGCTGTTCGCGCGCGACGGAATAGAACTCGCGTACCGAGACGGTCTTTCACTCGCACGCGGGGGCGTGTCCCCGCGGGTGGTTCGGACAGGTAAGCAGTCCGGCACGCTGTTCATTCCTGGCAGGGAGCCGCTTCACCTCGCTGGGAACGATCAACTTACGATCTTCGAGCGCCTGGTGGTCGCAGCCGCGAAAGGCAGTCCCGATGTTCAGGTAAAGGCGCTGATGGAAGGCTTCGAGTCCAGAAGCCCCCAGCAGGCGTTCCGGAAGGAGACCTGGGACAGCATCCGGGATGTCTATATCGGCAAGGGTGCGAAGAACGGATATTGGCGACTGCTACTCACTGCGCAGCCAACCGAAGACGTGACCGAGCCAGCCGAGGAAGCGACCGTCTAACAGCGGTCTAACATGCGGCGGGAGACGGTCTAACAAACCGCTGATTACTGGAAGGGCTCCACATAGAGGAGCACTTCCATGCCGACTCCCTTCCCCCCGCGCCAGGCAGCCCAGACGAGCTGGTCCGGCGCCGCGAAGACCAAGCCCACCACCTCGAACTCGGAATGGCGCTGCACGCGCTGTGACAAGCTGCTCGGCGTCTGCCGGGACGGCCGCATGCACCTGCGCTTCGCGCGGGGGCACGAGTATCTCGTGGGCTTCCCGGTGCAGGCCACCTGCCGGGGCTGCGGCACGCTGAACAACGCGACCGCGCCCGCGCGCTGACGCGCGCATTCACCCAACCCCCTGAAATCGCAGAGACGCGCGACGTCCTGACCTGGCCACGAGAAGGCGCCGGACGCCTGGCCGCAAGGCAGGCGTCCGATGTCCTTCGCGTGGCACGAGATCCGTGATCACCTCATGCATTCATCCACGAACCTTCACTTTCAGCGCAGTTTCGACGCCGTCCGGCGCGCGCAGGCCGACCTCGCACCGTTCCGGGATCCGGCGGCCCTGCTGGACGGGCTGCACCGCACGCCCGGCGATCAGGGCCAGAAGAACGTGATCCTCTCCGCGCTGGTAGGGGCGGCGCAGGGCGACGGGCCCGCGTCCGACTGCGCGCTGACGATGCTGTTGCTCGCGCTCTGGCCCGGCCTCGACGCCATCCGCCGCCGATCGATCTGGCGCAGGCTCGGCACCGCCGACGAGGTCGCGTCCGACGTTCTGGCGCGCACCACCGAGGCAGTCTGCAGCCTCGATCTCAGGCGCGTCAACTGGATCGCGGCCACAGTGCTGCGCAACGTCGAGCGCGACATGATCCGCGTGCGCCAGCGCGACCAGACACGGGAACATCTCGCCAGCGGCGCCGATCCCGACGAGGTGGCGGACAGCGGCGACAGCGGGATCGGCGGGGCCGGGTACGCACGGCTGAACGGCGCCGTGCGGAAGCTGCTCGGCGATGACGCCCTGCTGGTGATCCGTGTGGCGATCGAGGGCTTCTCCCAGGCCGAAGTCGCTGTGGAACTGGGGCTAACCGAGGCCGCCGCCCGCAAGCGGTACCAGCGCGCGATGCGCCGGCTGCACGACGCCCTCGAGGAAATCCCCTGAACCAATGTCCCGATCCGGTCCCGCCGGTGGCTTTTCCCATTCGAGCGCCCCGAGCGCCTTTCCTCCAACCGAAAGCAGACACGCATGAACCGCACTGCCGATCTGTCGCTCGAGGATTTCAGGCGTCTTCCGGGGCTCTATCGCCGCTGGGAACTGACCGAGGTCTGCGAGCCCAACCGCAACTACCAGATCGAGGACGCCGGCGCCCATGCCGACGGGACGCCGCTGCTGGCGATCTACGTCGCCGAGCCCGCGCCCGACGTCCGCGAGGCCGCGTGATGCGCCTCCTCGATCACATCATCTCACGGAGAATCGCCATGCCGGACCAGCTGGACGACATCACCTGTCTTCGCAAGGCGAGCTACGCGCTCGAAGACCTCCCCGAAACCATCGCCTTCCCGCAGCGCGCGGGTGACGAGCCGCGAGAGCCGCTGCCGGTCGTGGACGCAACCGTGGACGAGATCGCCTTCGCGATCGTGGAGGCGGAGCGGGAGAGCACGGCCGCCTACCGCCGCGCCGACGCGCTGAAGCGTCTCTACAAGCTCGCCCGCGAGGCAGGGTGCATCGGCGTAGATCGCGCAGCGGCGGCGGTGATGAAGAAGGAGGGCCAGTGATGGCCCTTCCCATCATCGGCGCCGACGAACGTCTCGCGCAGCGAAAGGGCATCAAGGGCGTCATCTTCGGCCGGTCCGGCATCGGCAAGACCAGCCTGCTCTGGACGCTGAACGCCTCGACCACGCTTTTCCTCGACCTCGAGGCCGGGGATCTGGCGGTCGAGGGGCTGGAGATCGACACGCTCCGGCCCCGCACCTGGAAGGAATGCCGCGACTTCGCGGTGTTCATCGGCGGGCCGAATCCGGCGCTGCGCGAGGACCAGCCCTACAGCCAGGCGCATTTCGACGAGGTCTGCGGGCGCTACGGCGATCCCGCGGTGATCGGGAAATACGAGACCGTCTTCATCGACTCGATCACCGTTGCCGGGCGGCTCTGTTTCCAGTGGTGTCGCGGCCAGCCCGAGGCGTTCTCGGAGAAAACCGGCAAGCCCGACATCCGCGGCGCCTACGGGCTGCATGGCCGCGAGATGATCGGCTGGCTGACCCACCTGCAGCACACGCGCGGCAAGCATGTCTGGTTCGTGGGCATCCTCGACGAGCGGCTCGACGACTTCAATCGCAAGGTCTTCCAGCCGCAGATCGACGGCTCGAAGACCGGGCTCGAGCTGCCGGGGATCGTCGATCAGGTCATCACCATGGCCGACATCCCGGACCCCGGCGGCCAGCCGCAGCGCGCCTTCGTCTGCCATACGCTGAACCCCTGGGGCTATCCGGCCAAGGACCGTTCCGGCCGTCTCGACATGGTCGAGGCCCCGCATCTGGGCAGGCTCATGGAGAAGATCCAGCGCCCCGCAGCGCCTGCCTCAGAACGCCTGTCCTGGCCGCCGGTGACGCCCGCCGATCCCGCCCCCGCGCAGGAGCCCGGCCATGGCTGAGCGCCTCTCGCCACGCCCGGTGTCCCGATCCGGTCGCCGGGGTGGCTTTTCCCCACTGACGCCGCTGCGCGTCCCATCCTCCAACTGAAAGGAGCCGCGCAATGTCCGGACCCTGGAACGACTTCAACTCCGCGCAATCCAACACCAACGTCATCCCCAAGGGCACGCTCGCCAAGGTGCGCCTGACGCTTCGCCCCGGCGGCTTCGACGACCCCTCGCAGGGCTGGACCGGCGGCTGGGCGCGCCGCGCCGCCACGGGCGCCGTCTATCTCGATGCCGAATACACCGTCGTCGAGGGGCCCTATGCCCGGCGCAAGATCTGGTCACTGATCGGCCTCTACAGCCCCAAGGGCCCGGACTGGGCCAACATGGGGCGCGGCCTGATCCGCGGCATCCTCAACTCGGCGCGCGGCGTGTCCGACAAGGACAACTCGCCCGAGGCGCAGGCGCGCCGCCGCATCAACGGGTTCGGCGATCTCGACGGCGTCGAATTCATCGCCCGCATCGACATCGGCACCGACACCAACGGCGAGGACAAGAACGAGATCCGCGCTGCCGTCACGCCCGATCACCGCGACTACGCCGCGCTGATGGGCACGGTCGCGCCGCAGTTCACCGCCGCCCCG